GATTCAAAAGAAGTGTAGTCAGTTTCCAAATAATAAGGCCATGAACCAATTGAGGCAATTTTAGATGGTAATTGATCGTAACTTACATGCTTTACAAACCAAGGCAATCGATGCACTTGCTTCTCTATCTTTTTAATGTAAGGGGCCACACGAGCCTTGAAGCGGTCAGAACGACTATTAATTAAACGAGGATATTTAGGCTCCTCGTAGAATTCTCGCTTCAATATTGATTTACAAACATAATCTCTCTCATTAAGATTAGCTTCAGGTTGATGTCCATTGGGGTAAAGAGAATCCCAAGCATTGTGTATTTGCAATTTCCTGGACACTGTGTAAGTCTGATTATGTTTTAACCACCACTCAATGAGGTGGGGTTCTTCCTCCTCTAGAAACGGGAGGGGAACAAGATTTTTCTCCAGAAAATCTTGTACAAAGGAACGCAACAATTGTAATTGTTGTGGGTGCGCCACTGGCATATATGGAGTTATGCGTTTTAGAAAGCCACATTCTACATTGTGAGAATTGTTAGGTTCAACGACGTAAGGAACGTCTAAGGTTGTTGGGCCCAACGACATAGCATAAGGACGAATAGGACGATTCACCCGATGATATTTAAAGGTGCTTTTTCCATCGGTAAGTGGATTAGCTGAATCGTATCGTATAGGTAAGTCGTAGAACCATTGAGGAAAGTATTGAAAGAAGGCTTTATGAAAAGTTTGGCAAGTCCAGTCGAAGTACGACATTGCCTTGACCACAGGAACTGTCATGGATCTCTGGGTCAAAATCAATTGTTTCCTAACTTGATGTGGCGTGGTTAACCAGTCGAAGACGTCGACTGGTCTCAGAAACCACTTAATGTTACTAACTCCACAGTGGGGCACTGAAAATTCTGCAAAGGTGACCTCGGGGAGCCATCTTTCAACCAGTGGACAAATTGGCTCCATAAAGTGAATGTACTCTCCAACGGTACGTCAGAGTCATAAGAATCAGCTTCATCGAGGCTGATTGCATTGTTGAGACTCATGTGAGGCATACAACGACGCGTTACAGCAAAGAACTGGTAAACAACCTCACATGCTGTTTGCATTAAATTTGCAGAAGTGACCTGAGCAGCTTTCGCTGATTGCAACTGGGCTATTATTTTGGGAATAACAAATCGTCCAAAGTAATAATTCTTTTCAACCCTACATATGCGCCTGTTCGGCGTGGTTACATTGAAATGCCTATATGTAGTTTCTAAGTAACCCATAAGTGCGACAAGGGCCTTAGAAACCGTAGGGCGATGAACTTGAATACTAGATGGGTGCGCTGTTTGTACTAATACTAAATCCACAAGTTCTTGAGGCACATAATAGCCAATAGATTGCTGCAAAAGTATTTGAGTAGCCAGTAAAGGGTAATCATACAGCAGGTCATGAGACCTGCGCCAAGATGACACATCCAATGTTTCCATTTTCAAATTGACATCCATATTAAGAACAGCTTTGTCATGATCATAATCAAGAATGGCTTGGTGCTGATGAGCAATAGTACCATGTTTGCGCATGTGTTTTATAGCTCGCCTTCTCTGTTCACTGTTGTGAGACACATACAAACTAAACTTCCATGTGCTTCTGATGATGCCTGGAGTCAAAATGCCCAATGACCGGGCAGGGTATTCATAATTGTACCAAATATAAGTGATCAAGAAAAAAACTAAAATAAAGAACAAAAAGATCTGATAATTAGGGATTCCTAGGATGAAGGATTCTGAAAAAAGAACTAAATTAAAAAATTCTCTCATATCATGAAAAAAAATAAACAATGCACAATAAAGAGGAAATCCTGCGCAATGAGCGCCTACTTGACCAAAATAAATCTTAATCATGCCCTCCATGGTGGCAGCCATGGCTAACACGCTTAAAGATATT